TACCAATTTTATTACCATACTCAAAAAGTAGTGGAGAACTTACAAGACCAGTACCAGTTGCATTAGTTGCTATAAGAGATTTAGCAGTAAATGAACTAGGAGTATCAGTCAGTCCAGTAAAAGCACTAGGTGATTGTGCACTGGTTATATAACCTGCTGCAGCATGGTCTCCCCACCCAAAAGCAGTGGCAGCATTAGAAAGATCAGGTGGTGTATAAGTAAACTCTCCATTAGCAGAATTGTATGCTAGAGAAGAAGTAGAAGATGCAGCAGCAGTAACTATACTAGGAAGTGCAGGTACTACTGGTTTGTTTAAAATTACTGAAATACCTCCAGTCGCATTCCAATCAGCATTAACTTGTGCTGAAGGTATCGTTGGTTTGTTAGTTAAGCTATTATAATTACCATCAAATACATCTGTCCATAGGATTGATGTGCCAGTAGAACTTAAAACCTGACCAGAGGTTCCTGCAACACCAGCAGCCTGAATCGGTTTACCAGCAGGGATATTAAGACCCTCTTTTATTTCAATAGGAGAATCATCTCCGTAATTAGCAATCTGATTTGCAAGAATTTTTGACATACTTCTAGTCCTGAAGACACTTTTCTAAGCTAGAAATATTTATAACCATAAAAAAGACCCCTTCTCAGGGGTCTTAATATTATTATGAATCTTCCTGTGTACTAAACGTGGTTGTATCTGCTGATTGTGTATTGATACTAATATTACCATGTTCCCAATCTGCAACTGGATCATAATCATATCCAGTATAATCTGTAGGGAACTTTACTACTACATCATCAAGACGATCCATATCTTTACCAGTTACGGTATACAATGATGGCTTGTCATGTGGATGTTGAAACAACTCAATTACATCTTGGATGTTTCCAAGAAGACTGAACATGTCAGTAAGATTTCTATCATTTTTTTCATTAAGAGAAGTAATAAGTGCTTGACGCACTGACTCTTCTGCTGATTCTAAATTACTTAGAATATTTTTACAAGTCATAACGTTTTAAAATTTACGATAAGCACCCACTTCAGGGTCGGGGTCTAACCACTTTGTGTATTCATTATCCTCAATAGCGAGGAGTAATTGATCTTCGTTATCACAGTAATAAAAATCACTGTAACGACTAGTCCAGTCATTATATTTTTGGATACGGCAATCAGGTTTACCGTTAATTTCCAATTGTCCACACTGGACATAACGATAAGGGTATCTCTCTAGAATTACAGTAGGTTTGGTCATGATGCATCAATGTGACTGTTAATATCATACCACGCATCTGACCCAGTTGTGTCAGAGAGTTCCAGTTCTTCAGCTGGCACAGCAACAACTGCTCTACCATCTGGTTGCCTGATCAGGATTTTCTCTCCTTTTTCAATACGATCCATATAATTATTTGGATCCTTTTCAAATTCTTCTACTGTAAGTTCTATCATAGTACACAACAAATATTTTTATCTTGCATATAACGAAGAGATTCTTGACATCCACCTAACTTGATATCATCAAGAAGGATCTGTGGGAAAGTTGAACCTTCACCAAACTGTTCATAAAACTCTTCACGAGTGAAATCCTTATCTAACTCATATACTACATGATCTAGGTTCTCTAGTCTACATACTGATACAAATTTTTTACAAAATCTACATCCTTTACGAGAGTATATGTTGAATGTCATTTACCCATAGTTTTAAAGTCTTGATCAAATATATCTAGTCCTTCACGAGTAAGAACATGATCATACATTTTATCAAAAACATTAACTGGGAGAGTTGCTACCTTAGCACCAGCAACAAAACAACGAGAAACATGATGCACATCACGAAGACTAGCTGCTAGAATATTAGTCTCTATACTATGTGTGCAATAGAGACTACTAATACCACGAACTAATTCAACTCCACTGAATGAATTATCATTACAACGACCAACAAACGGTGAAATGTATGTTGCTCCTGCAATGCCTGTCATAACTGCTTGTGCTACAGAGAAGCAAAGAGTTACATTAGTTTTAACACCAGCATCAGAAAGATATTTACAAGCAATCAAACCTTCTTTAGTTAGAGGAAGTTTAATTGTAATTGCGTCACTGACATCACGATATTGTACTGCATCATCTAGCATTTGATCAGCAGTATCACCGTTAACTTCAGCAGATATACTTTCAAATTCTGGAAATTCACCAGCAATCCTTTTAATAAGATCTAGGTAGTCAACACCTTGTTTTCTAACTAGAGTTGGATTAGTTGTTACACCTGAAATTAATCCAGTACCATATCTTTGTTGAATAGCACTGAAATCAGCTGTATCTAAAAATATTTTCATATCATATGGTACTTAGTTCATTCAAAGGTTCCATTTTTAGGAACTGTTCATTCATATTATAGAACAATTTATAGTTTGTTGTCAACACGTAGTACCCTTTGATCTCGTTACCGTCACAATGATAACCATACCCTTTGAGAGGTTCATTAACACCATCAATTCTGAAGGTTTTAGTCTTACTACCTAAGTAGTCATGAAATTTCTCGTCTAGGTTGATCATCGTTCTTCGTAGTACAGTTTACGGACTTTGCGTTTGCGTCTATCCTCTTGATATTTTAGGTCAGCATCTGACAATAAATGCGATTTCTTAATACTTTCTTTAACATTGTTTAATACAACCAACGATAAATTATTTGCACTAATTTGTTCACCAGTAACAGTTGTTAGGTTAGAACACCCACAGCATCTAGTCTTGGTTGGATGAGATATTAACTCTACTCCACATGCTTTACAACTAACTGTTAAAGGATTCATTTTTTATGTACTCCACTTAAATATAAACCAAAATTAATAACTGCTCTATAATAACTATCTGTTTGTGATACTCCTCTATGTTTACCCTTTGGATTGTCATTAGGAAATTCTATCAAACGATTCTCCAAGGAAGCAACCTTAGTACCATCTTCAAACTCAGTGTATCCATTGTTAGTATTAACATAGTAAATTAATGTAGTTATTGCCGTTTCAGGAATTTGATTCTCACCATCCACAATATAAAAATCATAATGAAAATCAGATTCTATTGCCTCTTTATTAGCAAGCTGTAAGTTTGCTTTTATCCTAGAGATAGCAGTAAATTTATACTTATTTAAAATAGGTTTAATTATGTTAATATATGGTGAATACTTATATGTTCTATAGTCAGCAAAGTAATGAACCAGTTGAGTATTATAAGGATCTCCTCCCTTACCATTATCGTCAATAAACTTTCTCATATTAGGTTGAGGAAGTCCTGAAGGATTAGTTTTTGTACTAAAGTGCCAGTTAAAATCATTAGCATGTAAAGTATACTGAAGATTTTTAAGATCTTTCTGGTCAATAAAGTTATCGTATATCTTCATGATTAAAATAGTCCTTACGATAGTAACGACCTAGTATATTACTGTTATAAAAAGCAGGTGTTCCGTCCTCTAAAGATTCAGTTAAAACTCCTCTCGTGAAGAGCTGTCTAGTCTCTTCATAATTGACTCTACCTGCGGTGGGATGTACTGAGAGGATCTCTCTTCTGAAATTTCCTTTGCCATCTCGTTTAATGTCTTGTTTAAGTTCTGGACAGCTTCCGTAGTACTTTTTCCAGTCACTTTCAGAGGTAACTCTTCGTTTTCCACCTCTAGGTTTACGTTTTTGGTAGAAGTATTTGCGTCCGATGTATTCTTTGCCTGATTGTATATTAGTAATCCTGTAGACAAAACCAAAGAACTCGCCAATATCGTCAGTAGTAAAAGCTGCACCTTGGTAGTACCATGGATTTTCGTAATCTCCTTCAACCATTCCATAATCTTATATCAGTCAACTATATTTATGGTTCGCTGAATAGTATCTCATTCATGTAAGTATCAGCCCATTCCTTACCAAAAAAATTAACTAATATATTTCTAGTCTTATCATTTAACTTCTGTTCCTTACAGTAATCAACCTGACCATCATATCTTTCATCAGCACCATCCAAATCTTCATCTTCATTCCAAACTGATCCTACAAATATTTCTAGATACTGATCTACTAACTCATTAAACCTATTCATATCCTTTGCAGAGTCTAACCTAGTAAATTTACAGTATGGAGAGAACATTTCACCCCAATCAGGAAGTTTTCTTTTACCAGAAAAATTATAAAAATTACTTACCTCTGCAATGTCATCAAATATAGGTAAATCTAAACCATTTACTGGTGTTATATCAACAATAGCAGCAGTAATTAAATCCTTTGTTGGAGCAACAAGATCCACTCCAAAAATAGGTAAATTATAATTAGGATCTGGCCAGAATACTGAATGAAGTATCTCCAATTTACCAAGTTTTGCAGTCTCTAAATGTATCTTACGCAATCCACGACACTTAAACATTTCATTCTTAATGTATAAGTCTTCATCTTCAAAGCTACTGTGAACTGAAGCAAGTTCTGGTTTGATAGGTAGTGGTTCTATGCCTGGAAAATTTTCCCACGCAGAACGTATGAGTTTTGATAGTTCCTCTATTGCTGGATTAGGCATAACTAAAAAAGAATTCTTTGATCAATGTCTCAGATTTTTCTTTACCAAATCTACTAGCCAAATAACCTGAAATTGGGTCTAGTCGTATCATATACTTATCAAAATCATTATACTGATTAGTATCAGTACCTACTGGTTTATGTTCTTCTACTATTTCTTTATAAAATTCTAGATATTTTCTGAACATAGGTAAATGCTCGTCTACTTCACTAGGTAAACAATATCTAACGTAGATATTTTCAGAGAAATGATTTCCTGGTTCAAAAAATCTATAAGTTCCATCTGCTTTTGGTAATTTATCAGTTGAAAACAAATAATTTTCTACTGGGTGTTGAAAATCAAATACCAAAACTACTCTCTTCTCATTCATACCCATAAGATCCATACCAAAACAAGGAAGGTTACTTCCTGTCTTAGGATATATTATATTGTTATGAATATTACAAAATTTATTATCCCAAATCTCTACCTGTCTTGATTTAATAAAATATTCACCTGAGTATAAATCTGCAGTCAAATTGACACCTTTATCATTAGTCCATTCAGCATGACGCTGAACGTACTCTATGTCTGGAAAAATTTCAGCAACGACTGCTTTATAATTCACCCATAAGTCATGGTTTTTTGGATTCATTGTGTATTACTTCAGGTAATCCCATAGTTTTATATTCAAGCTGTTCCTTTAAAAACTCAACTTGAGTTTTTAAAACTTCTTTTTCTATTTTTAATTCTGCGATCTCTTGTTCGTAGAGTATAATCATTTGTTCTAGTTTTTGATTTTTTAATTCAACATCCCAGTCCATCAGTTATACCAAGGATCGGGTATTAAATTCCTTGGTCTTTCTGTTGTTGGAAAAACTCTTTTAGACTTGACTGGCAATTGGGAGGTTCTGGGTCTTTGATACCCTTCTTCTTTTTCCAATCGTTGTGCATAGCCATCATCAACCAACTCTGAGATAGACTCTTCGGTCCATTCATCAGCAATTCTGTGTTCAGCTTGCCGTGAACTTTCATACCTAGGTATTCTTGTCTCCACGAGTCGTCTCGTGGTTCTGGTTCTGTACCTGTTCCCATAACGTAACTCACTGAGTATTGAAGTTGAGGTTGAGAGTAATCCTCTGACCATTTTTTGGATAAGAGCTTGCATGTGATGTTCCTCCTTCAAATACAATCATCCTATTTTTCTTGGGTGACACACTATCTATAACTTCCAATTTTTCGTCAAAAAAATAAGTGTCTCCACTAGAATCATTTACGTAATATAATACAACTGTATGTGTATCACGTTGGTCAATGTGAGGACCATGATAAGAATCCCAAGAAGGGTCTGGTACATGCATACCAAATCGTGCTCTTGTTATATAGGACTCTTTTGAAATTTCACCAACCGTACCGAGAATTTGTATAATTGGTTCAAACCTAATGAAATTATCTTTATCAACAATTTGATTTCTATCGTGATAATTATATAATGGTTTAGCAAATGCAGGAAATTTTCTCTTTCCATCTTCAATATTTCCAGAGGAATCATCTACATATGACCATTGAAATTCAAATCTAGTTGTTATATCTTCAATAAAATCAGCAAGTGATTCTGGAAGAGCATTATCAATAATTTTCATAGTTTAAATCCAGCAAATGTATCTTTCTTAACGTCTTGTTTGATACTACCTATCATATAAGACTCTACTTCTGTCTCCTGTGGTGCTACTTGTAGTCCTCTAGAAGATAACCAGTGTGCAGTCCAAGGTAATGGATTGTTTGCAAGTGGTACATCAAAGATAGGTTTCAATCCTATAGATTTTAACCTACGATTAGCAGTCCACTCAACATAGTTCTGTAGTAATTTATCATTCAAACCAATGATAGATCCATCCTTAAACAAATACTCTGCCCATTCCTTCTCTTCTTCTACACATTCTCTGAACATAGTATAGACATTCTCCTCTTCTTCCTTAATAATATCAATCATATCAGGATCATCACCTTCCTTCCACTTGTTTAATATATTATTGGTAACTGCCATGTGTTGAGACTCGTCTCTAGCAATTAAAGATATGATCTTAGCAGAACCTTCAAGTAACTTAAGTTCACCAAAAGCAAAACTACAAGCGAAAGAGACATAAAACCTAATTCCCTCCAAGATGTATACATTAGCAACTGCTCTATAAAGTGATCGTTTTAAATCCTTACGTGTCCATTCTGAATTAGGATGATCTCTCATACCATCTTGCCAAGCAGTACTCTGACCGTACTCATTAGCATAGTTAATGAACTCATCATATGCTTTAGTGACTGACTCAGCACGTGCTAGTATCTTCTCATCCTCAAGTATAGTATCAAAGACCTCTGATGGATCTGGGTATACATTCTTGATCACATGTGTATAAGACCTACTATGAATCATCTCCATAGTCTGCCATATATTCATGCAACCTTCAAGCTCAGGTAGAGAACAGTATGGAGCAAAAGCCATGCCAGGAGCACGACCTTGTACGGAGTCCAAGAGGATTTGATACTTGAGATTGCTAGTAAATATGTGTTTTTGTGCTGCATTTAATGTCTGGTAGTCTGCTCTGTCTTTCTGTAAAGATACTTCTTCTGGTCTCCAGAAGAATCCTAGTTGTGTTTGTGTTAACTTATCAAAGATAGGATACTTAAACTTATCATATCGTTGGACTCCCAGTGGAGGACCAAAGAACATCTGTCCTTTGGTGGTATCATTCTGGTTAGTATTAAAAACTGTCATGCCTTTAATAGTATTAGATTTTGCAGCTATCACAGTCTTCCTCCTCTGTTTCAAATATGTCTTCTAACAAATCTTCTATAGATTGTTTCTTATCTTCTGTTAAAATCGGTTCATCATCAGTCTTAGTATCATATGTATTCTGATAATAAGAAGTTTTCCAACCATACTTATATGTTGTTAGAAAATCCTGTGCCATAACACTAACAGGTACCTCGTTATCAGGATAATTCTCTGGATTATAACTCCAGTTACCACTGATTGCTTGGTCAAAGAACTTTTGCATAGCAGATACTATTTTTATGTATCCTTCATTGTCTTTCATGTCCCACAACAAAGTATAACTATTTTTTAAAGTTCCATACTGTGGAACAATTTGCTTAAGAGGTCCCTTCTTAGACTTCTTAGTTGACAAATATCCTCTAGGTGGTTCTATACCATTTGTGGCATTAGAAACTACTGAGGAGGATTCTGAAGGCATCTGAGCAGACAATGTGGAATGTCTTAATCCATGTTCTTTAATCTCTTCTCTAAGTGATACCCAATCATGATTCAATTCTGTTCCACAGAACTCATCAATATCACGCTTGTACGTGTCAATTGGGAGGATACCGTCTGAATACTTGGTGCGATGGAAATATTCACATGCTCCTTTTTCTTTTGCGATTGCGTTACTGGACTTGAGTAGATAGAACTGGAAAGATTCAGACAAGTCGTGTACGAGTTTCCATGCTTCTGGGTTTCCATAGGATTTTCCTTGTTTTGCTAGGTAATGTGCTAGTCCGATATAACCAATACCAAGAGAACGACGTGCCAAAGTAGAAATTTTAGCAGCTTCAACAGGATAATTCTGATAATCAATAAGTTCCTCTAGACCACGGACAGATAGGTCACAAAGATTTTCAAGTTCTTCTACCTTATTTATTTTACCTATATTAATAGCAGAAAGAATACACAAAGCAATCTCACCATCACCATCAATATGTTCTAATGGTGTAGTAGGTAGGGTAATCTCCTGACAGAGGTTACTCATACTCACTCTATCTTTAAAAGATGAATGAGAATTGCAATGGTCAATATTCATTAGATAAAGACGACCAGTTTCTGCTCTCTCCTTAAGAAGATCAAGTATTAATTCTTGTGCACCTACAGTAGTCTTAGGGATTGATTCATCAGCTTCGTAACTTGTATATAACTCATCAAACTCTGGAGTGCCAAAACTGTCATAAAGGTTAGGGACATCATGAGGAGAAAATAATGTAATTTCTGCGTCGTCTATAAATCTCTGATAAAATATCTCACTAGTTTGTATACTATAATCTAACTTTCTGACTCTGTTGTCTTCTGTTCCTTTGTTGTTTTTGAGGACGATGATGTCTTGGATTTCCTGATGCCAGATAGGAAAGTGGACAGTAGCTGATCCTCCTCTGATACCGTTTTGCGTACAGCATCTGACAGTTGACTCAAATTTTTTAAGGAAGGGTACAACACCTGTGTGCTGAACTTCTCCACCCCTGATTTTAGAATTGATTCCCCTGATTCTACCTGCGTTAATACCGATACCAGCCCTCTGTGCGACATATTTGCCAATAGCCATATCGCTGCTAAAGATACTATTGAGGGTGTCATCAGCATCAACCAAAACACAAGATGCAAATTGACGAAGGGGTGTTCTGACACCTGCCATGATGGGGGTGGGGATGTTGATTTTGTGCTTGCTGATTGCGTCGTAGTACTTTCGGACATAATCTAACCTCGTTTCTTCTGGATAATTTTGGAATAATGTAACCGCAATCATGATATACATGTACTGTGGAGTTTCAAAAACTTCTCCAGTACTCCTATCCTGTACAAGGTACTTGTCAGTTACTTGACGAAGACCTGCGTAGGTAAAGAGCATGTCTCTACCATGATCTATGAAAGTATTAATTTTCTCCCATTCTTCTGCAGTGTATTTACCAATAACATCTGTGTCATATACCTCTTTTGTTGCACAAGTACATGCATGATCATACACACATGTGAATCCACTGACCCATTCTGATCCAAACACCTGTTTGTAAACAGAATACAATAACAATCTCGCTGCTACGAACTGATAATTTGGTGTATCCAAACTAATAAGATCGCTGGCAGAACGAATTAATATTTCTTGTATAGCTTTGGTTTCAATTCCATCATAGAATTGAAGACCTGAATTCATTTCTACTTGAGAGGCACTTACACCGCCTCCTAGACCCTCGCAAGCTTCTTCAACCATTCTATGAACCTTATCAAGATCCAAAGGGGTTAGAGATCCATTACGCTTACGAACTTTTAGGTCATGTCCGTTTGTCATACTCGTTTCCAGTTGTTAAATTTAAGTGTTGCTTCTAGTTTGTGATATACATTAGATTCTACCACCTTTTGCACATCGTGTCCAGCAAGGTACATGTCATTTATGTCCTTTTGCTGTATATTATTTGGCCATATTACTACCTTATCTCCTCTATCAATTGACTTTGAGACTCTGGTAACGATTTCTCTGTTACGTGGTTCGTTATCATAAATCCAAATATGATCGCTCCAGTTATACGTCCGAATATCAACATCAGACCCAGCCATCGCAACGGAATTTTTAATGAAGGTACTGTCAAACGGTCCTTCAACAATGTAAACTGGTTCTTCATAATTTATTCTATCCTGTCCAAAGATTTTGGGTTTATCCTCATCAAGCATTATCGTAATGTATCTCATCTTTGCCTTTGGGGCTAACGATCTACCTTGATATCCGAAGAGTCTACCATCTTTATCCCTGAAAGGGATTATAATACGAGCACTATCTTGTCGGCAGTTATCAAAGGTTTTCTTCTGCTGGTTAGTCCAAGCTTTAAACTTAGGACAATAGTAGAAATAATCTAAGTCTTTGATCCCTCGTTTTTCAAGATATTCTCGTGCTGGATGTGAGGTATTTAGATCAGAAATTTTCTCTAGATCTATATCTCCTCTCTTAAATTTTGGTTCTTTAAAATTAAATTTTGGATTGGGTGTAGTAGTACCCTTGCCAGTAGTACCTTCTTTAAATTTCTCCATGACATATTGATCACGGAGATTTATATCTTGATCCTTAAGAAAGTTTGAAAGTGTTCTACCTACACCACAATTGTGGCATTTATATATAAAATCATTCTTAACCTTGAACAAATATCCACGAGCTTTATTCTTCCTCTTCTGTGAGTCACCACAGTAAGGACACCTGAAATTAAAAAGGTCTGCTTTCTTCTTAGTGAAGAGAGTCAGACGAGGTGAAATTAATTGTATGTACTTTACGTCAAGGTATGACAAAACCCACTATTAAACTTGATCTCCATACATCATAGGTCTTTGTGCGGGATTTGTCAACGTTGGTTGTGCCGATTGAAAGATTGGTCTGACCATTCTTTGTCCGATTGGAGACACGATGACAGAAATAATAGAAAGAGCACCAAAAATAGACCACATCTTCTTTTCCATGAGACGGAGCCTATCGTCAACTTTACGTATATCTCTTTCACAACCTTTCTTTATATCCCCTGCTTGTCTATTGACTTCACGATGAACACTCTCTATTTTCTCAAATAAAATATCATCAATTCTATCCTGCTTGTCCAACTTTTCATTGTGAACAGCAAGAAGTTGTCCCATCTTTACAGAATTATCCTGTAGAGATTGAACAACTTTCTCAAGTCTTTCTAAAATTGCAGCGTTAACGTCAGACATTTCTAACTGCAAAATCTAAAGCAGTTTGATAAGAAGCAGCATCTTTGTTCACCATGTACTGAAACTGTTGCTTATGTGTATCATCTAGCTGTGCGTAACATGCAGCAATTCTCTTAGCAGAGAAGTTATCTAGACTCTGTACAGATCCATCACCAAATTGTATCTTAGCAAATGATGCTTCACCTTGTGGATTCAATTCTGCTGTAGCAACATCAAGTGCAACTTGTATTACATCTTGATTTTCAGCAATCACATCTTTTTTCACATTAGTTTCCTCATTATTACGTTTTAGTTTTTTAGTTTGATCGCTTGCTTTCTTTTTAAAGTCAGACAAACGAGCCTTCATCAGAGTATCCATCTCTTTGGTCTTACGAACCATCTTTTCCTTTGCTTCTCCACGTTTTTTCTGAAGTTCCTTCTGACGACTAAGTTTCTTCATCTGACCGATTTGCTTTTGAGCTCTTTCGGTATCAGAAGATACTGCTTCTTCAATAGGTGTGTCGGTATGTTCTTTCATTTTTCTTCTGTTAATACGGGAAAAGAGATCTCGTGCACCCTTAGTGCGACCATCCACTGGTGTCTCATTATTACTTTTATAACGACGATGTTGTCTTGGATTAACCAAAACAAATGCAGGAGGTAACTGAAGACCTGATCCATCACCAGCAGAGTTTATCTCTTCATTTTTTAGATTAGTTTCAGTTGTTTCAGACATTCTTCGTCAACATCCTCGTTTAATTTAGTGGGTAATCTATTTAGAAATAACATAAACGCCTTAATAACAGACCAGTATGTTGTTTCTATCCTATAGAACAGCAATGGTGTTGCTGCGTCATCAAAAACATTATACAGTATGATAATATGATTTAGAATCAAGTGAGTTTTCAACTCTCCCGTTGTCTCATACCTCCTAAGCAATCTTTTAATGTACTTAAATCTCTTTAAGTCTTCTTCAAAATCTTGATAGGTAACGGACAACGGGTTGTTATAATGTTTAATTGCAAAGAATAACCAATTTTCATGGTTCAGTTCACTTATATTCATTCATTAGCTTCCAAATGTTAGAGTTGCAGCTCCGTTAGAGATAACCTCTTCTGTACCACCAGTAGAAGTAAGCTTAACTCTGTACTTGTAACCATCAAGTGCATCACTAGCAAGTGAATTGTATCCAAGGATTGCTGAAGTAAAGTTAACGTATGTTATACCTGTATCAAGTGATGCAGTAATGTTAGTCCAACGCTTAGTTCCAGCTTTCTGACGTTGCCAAGTGTATATGAGAGATCCAGGTGATCCTGTTGAACTCTCAGCAAGGTTAGCAAACGTACCAGCACCAGAGGATGATGTAGAAGAAGCAGGATGTGTAGTGATAGTAACAGAAGATGCTGCGTCAGCGACGTTAGTATCATCAGCGAAGTCACCAGATGTACCAGCAGCAACATAAACATAAGCTAAATGGACTGCCTTGTGGCGAGTGTTACCAGATGCATCTGTGTATGTTTTGTAGTTCCACCAACCTGGTCCTTTCAAACCACGTTGCTTGTTCTCTGCAAGTCCAACTTCAGTTGCGTCAACGAATAAAAGTTCGCCAACATTACTGTCGCCACCTTTGACTACATATTTTGCAGCATCAAATGGTGGAGTTCTACGTACAGCTCCTGCTAGTGCAGCCTCAGTAGCACCTGCATATACTTTATGTAATTCAATTGAAGTTGTGCTTGATACACTCCTTACAATATAATTAACATTATCAAGGACTATTACATCTCCTTGAACTATAGCATCAGCAGCATTCTTAGTAACGGTAGCATCGCCATTTGTAACGCCAACATTATTTGAAAAGGTCGCTGCATCCGTCGTTCTAATAAGTGACATCTTTCTTTAATCTAGTTGTTCTAAGTTTTATTTATAAAAGGACTATTCCTTTGCTGCTATTGCAGCTTTGACAGTCTCAAGTAACTTGTCATCCATATCGGTTTTGGTCAGTTTAACTGCCTTACCTAAGATAACTAAGCAAATATCTATTAATTTTTCCCCAAGTTCCTCGTTGTCAGGAATCTTAGTCACTGCGTCTGAAATGATTTTCGTTGCTAGTGGAAGTAAAAATGAAAACATGATAATCAATTATGTGTTTAATTATTTATAATTTTTAATAAACCCCTCTGAACCACCACCTTTCCTTTCTACTGCCAGTCTATACATCTTCTCATGTATAGTATCAGGATCAGAAGTCATCGGTCCATCTTCTGTTGCAATTGGCATAAGATCTAATGGATTTATATTGTTGTCAAACCAAGCATCATAAGGAATTTCATCTGGTGCTGGATATGTCATCTATTAAGAATTGTCGGGTTTACTTACCATAGACCTAATACCTTTTTCCCCATCTTTAATGGTAGGCATGATTTCTACAGTTCCTTTTTTCTTTTTACTATATTTTTTATCTTTACAAGCTTCGTTAAATTCTTGAAATGTCTTCATTTTTTATAACTCATAATCTTAGCAATCTTTTTATTCTTATATTTTTCTGCTATAGATTCACCGTCATGTGTTACTTCGTCACCTGCTTTAACACAGTTGTTAACTTCCTTACCACCTTTCGCCTTAGTTCCCTGCTTCTTATATCCTTTCCAACAAGAGGTGTTACCGTTATCATCAACACCATCCATCTTTACTTTTTCCAAGACATAAGTTTCGCCATCAACTTCAAACTCTTCTCTTTCTAAAACCTCTCTATCTTCCTTCTTCATTGCCTTCTTTTTATCCTTTGGATTTAAAGAATTACCTTTCTTATCATATCCATAAGTAGAATCTTCCTTCTTCATCGCTTTCTTGATGGCTTTGTCCTTAGAACCAAAGTACTCTGCCTTGCCTGATTCTACCTTACCATCTCCATCGTAGTCTTTCTTTGCTTTCTTACCTTCTTCAACTACAGATTCTTCATTAGTATCACCTGCGATATCTAGTTGTGCTTTAGGTGATTCTTTCTTAGCACTCTTTTTCTTTTTCGTAATTTCTTCTACTTCTGCACCATGTGACTGAGGATCCATGCCATCAAAGGGTGCTTCATGTAAGTTAAGATCAACTGGATCTGTGTTCTGGAAGCAATTGCCACCCATCCATTGACTGTACTGTTCCATCAAACCTGAGGAAAAATCATCATTATGCTTGACGGTATTAACTGTTTTTTGCTTCTTCATCTTTATACCAAGAGGTTCTCTTAAGATTATTTATAGCTCTTATGTTCTTCATCCATTCTCGGAACATGTTTCCTTCTTCAGAAATAACAATAGCATAATTACCACCAACACGATGAATACTACCCTTTACTCCTGTGCGTGAAGACATAACAATATCACCTTCTTTAAAGACATGCTGTTGTCTTTGCTCCTGACGGAGTGCTTCTTCTCGTAGTTTTTTAAAATCAATCATTCAACATTTCCATTTTTTTAGTGCCAATGCCTTACGAGTAGGTTCACCATTAGGTTTTTTCATTGGTCCTTTAACACCACCCATTCTGGCACAGAAAGATTTCTTTCTAGGTCCACCTTCTGGTTGTGGTCTCTTCAAATCACTACCAGGATTCTCACGTTCATAAGACTTACGTCCTTTCTCGTTTAAACCACCTTTTTTATTCTTACCTTCTTTCCTCTGCCAAGCAGATTCTTGGAATTCTTTAAAAGTTTTCATTTGTAATTTTTTGGTAATGCCATTGCAATTTCTGCCATAAGATTTTGGCAATCATTATCAGACAATGCTCTAGGTATACCAGATCTGAAAGAAGCGAAGTCACCAGCAAATGCTGCTCTCCTCATCTTGGTTCCAGATACTGCAAAGGTATCACCATCTGCATCTCTACTACCAGAAGACCGAATATCAATCTTTCTGAATCTAAAGTCTTTACCATTATATTTATGAAGGAATCCCATAGCGTTAACCCTGTCGGAACCTACAAGGAATATAACTTCATTATAACCTGCAAGCATAATCTCTTGCAATATTGCCACTGGTTCTCTAGGACCACTATAGATATGTCCCTTATGTTCAGGAAACATCTTATTCATATAGAATAATTTTCTATCAGGTGGTAAAGGATTGGTTCCTTTCTTATCTACAGTTTGTGAAATATAAATGCGATAGTCATGAGTACCAGCTGCTGACTTTACACCAGCAAAGTTTTCCTTGTGTCCTGTAGTAGGTGGTTGAAACCTACCAAAAGTAAAATAGCACTTATTACAATTTAACGCCATTGCTTCTGAAGAGTGAAGTTGTTGTATGCAAATTCCATACGGTTAACAAACTTAATCATGTCACCATCTTTATGTAAGACATAACCTTCTGGACCAGTGACCTTATATCCTTTCTCTGTCTGGACAAAAGTCCTAAACTCTTCTAGGTGGTCAAGTTTATCTATAACCATTTGCTTCACTGTTTGTAGTTCCTTGTACAGTGTTAGCATTGCTTTGAACTTGTCATTATTCTTTTCAACATATAGTTGACTATCATAAACAAGATTTCTTTTCTTAGTTAAGTTTGCAGCTGTCTTAATCTTTGCAAGTTCTTTATTTGTTTTCTCCTCATAGAAATTGAGCATAGCATACATTGCTTCATCAATGTTTCCAATACTACGAGCATTCTTAATTTCATTGTTAAAGAACTGCTTCAGGTATGATGCAATATGAAACTTAGCATCACCAGTAGTTCCTGTTTTAGTAACCAATTCATCTAGAAAATTACCACAGGTTTTACACATACGTTCAATGGTAGTAATATATCCATCAAACTTTTTCATCTCTGTATTAGAAAAACCAACACGATGCATTGGTGTGTCATTCTTAACTACTAAAACTTCATCAGATCCATTTACTTTTGCACCTGCTCTAGCTTGCATATCAAGAATTACATCTCCACTATAATGTGTATGAAACACTACACCAATCTTTGATCTACCTGCATCTTTACCAATAGGATGATCTACTGGAATACCATATGTAATTGTATTAGGTCTGAATGTATATAAGTCTTCTCCCTTAACTTTTTCTCTTTTAATATCAGAAGTAAAT